TGCTCAAGAAATTGGGCAGGTTCGAATCTGGGTGGACGATCACCGTCAGATATGACAGTCTGGATTGGGCTTGTCAGTTAATCGACCGACATGAAACGGTGCACACGGACGTCCGCTCTGGGAGCGGTACGTACGCTGTGTACTTGTTCTAAGGTCGACTCTCTGCGGGGTGCAACTTTTTGCTGCGACCTCGGTTGGCAGCGTCGAGGCTGTCATGAACGATCTATACACGCGTCGCAAGACGCCTCTCCGCCGTGAGGCGGACCACCCAAAGGGTTGGTACAGAACGCTGTTCAACAGCTATCTGTATCGCCCCCCGGTGTGGGTGTATGTGATCGAATTGCTCGTCGCGTCTCTTGCAGTTTATGTTCTGCTCGAGCACGATGGTGAGGTGGTATCCATCCTCATCCGACTCCTCTCGGAGGTTGGAGCATGACCACCGGAAACGTCACTTACGACGACCGTGTGGCCGCAACAGGCGGAGGTTGGTGGGGCACTTACTATTCCAAGGTTTGGAATGGAGGTGACCGCCCCAAGTCGACAAAATCGCCTCATAATTATTATGAGACGTACCGGGAGTACTTCAAGGCGGGTATACTCGTCAAGAAGACATACCGGATTCGCATTCCAAATCCGAAGTCCTCAGAAAACCGAAAGGTCAAGAGGAGCTACGATGAGGAACATGACTACTCACTGGTCCATCAGAGGAGGTTTGAGGATCGGGTTTCTTACACCGTCCCCTCGAATTTCTCTCAATGGTCAGATATGACGCAGCATGGAGCCACTACGTGGTTCGCGAAGAGTCTCTTTGATGCCAACGATCAGATTCGTTTGATCGGGAAGCTCAAAGATAAGCTTGACGGGTCGGACTTCAATCTTGGAGTCTTTCTCGGCGAGCTCCCTGACACCGTGGGTCTCCTCGGTGACACGGCTCTCAGACTTGGTCTGGCGCTTGGTTCTGCACGTCGAGGCCAGTTTGGCATCGCAGCGGAACAACTGTTCAAAGGAACCGGGAGGTTCCAGAGAAAAGGGTTCCAAAACTATAGCCCCTCAGAATGGGCTAAGCGAAAGAACTCGAAAGCATTGGCAGACAACTGGCTCGAACTCCAGTATGGCTGGCTTCCGCTTTTAAAGGACGCGGAAGCGGCGGCGATTATGCTTAGTCACCACCTCAATGTCCCCATGAGGCAATCCTATCGGGTTCGCATCATGCGGGGAGAAGATCCTCCACCACGCATTACGCAGGTGGGGTATCTACCGACGCAAACGGCTACCGGCAAAGCGGAATTCCGCCATACCCGGGTGCTTATTGCGCGGGTCGAGGAAAAGGGGTCAATTCCCCAACTTCTCGGTCTCACGAATCCCGAGCTCATCGCTTGGGAACTCGTGCCGTATTCGTTCGTTGCCGACTGGTTTATTCCGATCGGTCAATGGATGGAGGCACGCGCCCTTGTGTCTCGACTCAAGGGTACCTTTATCCAGTGCGATAAGCAAACTGGAGTGGCTAAAACGCCCACTAGTAGCTACTTCGCGTTTAAACCGCGTGGGAACTACTTCAGTGTGGTCTATAGCCGCACGGTCTCAACGACCATCAAGGTGCCGATGCCCACCTTTAAGCCGCTTGGCAAGGCTGCCTCATGGCAGCACTGCGTCAATGCGGTAGGCTTACTTGTCTCGGGGTTCGCTGGTCGTAAAGACTAGCGGTCCGAGATCCCCTGGGCGATTTTGCCCTGACGAGGAGTCGTAAGACCCTCAAACTTGGAGAGCGCATGAGCGCACAAGCCAATATCACCGTCTTTGACGGTGCTGGAACGCCGGTCTCGCACACTTTGGTGGGCGAGGGGATCGAACGTCTCGAAGACGGGACGTTGCAAGCACGTT